TCTCTCTGTTTTCAAAGTTTTGCCTTGTTTGTTTAGGTTGCTTGGTCTCAACAATTTGCTGAGAACCAGAGGTTCCTTTCATAACTTCACTAATGACAGTCGAAAGGATTCCCTCTTCAAAGATTACTTCTTTGATGCACTCTTTAATTAGCGGCTTCAATATTTTCTTTAAATCATTTTTACTCATTTAATCCTCAAGTATTTTCTTAAATAAATCATCAACGATGTTTTGTTTAGCTTCGTTGATTTTGTTTTCGTACATTCCACGCTTTGCCTTTGGGTACACATAGGCATTTGGTGTCGAAGGTTCAGAGACAATGTCAAAGCATATAAGCTCAAAATCTTCTTGAACTACGGTGCTACCCATCGATTCTTTAACAGATCCAAGTCCTCTAGAGGATATTCCAAGTTTAACACCAGCATTGATAAGATCTTTGAGAATACGACCAGAAGGTGTATCAAGAACTTTGATTTTACCCATAACATCTTTGCCTTCCCACCAACAATCAGTTACAATGTGAGAAACATTCTTAAGATTAATGACAGAATCATCAGGGTGATCAAGCTCTCCACAGGCGCGATTATCTTTAACAATCTTCTGATAGTTATCAACTTCTCGCTTCAATACCTTATAGGGATAGGATCTTCCGTTTCCATTCTTCTTATCAGCAGTTTGAATACGACCAGACAAATAAACAGTGCCATTATCAACCTCTCTCTTTTCTCTCTCGGAAAGAAGATCACGACAGATACCATCTTTACAAAGCTCATGAAATTCTGTTAGTAATTGTTTTGACATTTAAATCTCCAATAAATAAATAGCGGTCTCTCACCGCTCGTTTCAGGATCCTGAGCAGCATCTGCGAACAGGTTGTAGCATCCATTTTTTCTTAGTCATTCTTAACTCCATTTCTAAAACCGAAATCATCAACCAACATAGATAAAAGATAAGATGTACCTGCGGAGATACAGCCACAAATAAATGCATTAATCAATGAATATTCAAAGATAAATAGTTCGGTAAATCCGTTTATTGCCCACATAAACACACCAACCCAGAAGCCCATACACAACGGACAATGAAACAATGTATTCCATTTCTTTGTATAATCTTTCTCGGGTCTGAAATCTTCGAAGATCTTTCCATGGACGAGAATAAAAGTCATGCCATAACAGGCAAGAATAAAATGTAACAATTCCACATTAACCTCTAATATGTATAGCGACCATAAAGATAAGGGGCAAAAAGATTCTTTTGAAGAATTGAACCTTTCTCCTCTTCATGTGGAACCTCGCCGAGTTCCGTTGCGTGTTCATCATCCGGATCCAACATGTTGTCTTGCATCATGTCGTCGTGAGATTCTAAAAATTCATTGCTTGGTTGTTCACTTTTACACCATTCAGAGATTTGAACGAGAGCTGACTTCATTGGATCGTATTTCTTAGAATCTAAAACAACTGCTTCCATAGAACCATACACATTCCCACCTTGCACCGAGTCATATTGAACGATACCGGTTTTACGAAGATGATCGAACAACCTCTTCTCTGCGCCATAAACATTGTCATTCAACATTTCTTTTGCAAAAGCAACAACTTTTTTCTTTTCCTGCATAATGACAATATCAATGTCTTTGTGCTCAAAGATCATGATGTCTCCATTTAAAGCCTCTCTAGCTAAAATGTCAAATTTAAACTCTGATAGCCGATTATTTGTAATTGATATTCCTACGGTTGGTTTGATGTCTACTGTGACATCTCTATCTACACCAACCCCAACTTTCCCGGCATCTCTTTCAGCCGCAGTTTGTACATCAATTCCAAAGTCTTTATTTATCTTAACATTAACAGGCATTATAGTTCCTCCAAAAGTCCTTGAATATAAAATAGCTTTTCGACCATTTTGCCATCCAGCGGTTTCTTATTAAAATCTTCCAATATTACCGAGACTTTTACAAGTTGTGAGCGTTTGTTTTCTTCCAAGGTCTCTTTATCGCTCGAAAGTTTTAAAATGATTTTTTTCTTTAAAACTTTGAGTTCTTCGTTGATAAATATTTTAAGACCAAGACCATTGTCTGAGAATGATGTTATGTAATTTGTTAAAAGATTTTTTTGATTTTCTTGGAGTGTGTTTTTATATGTGTCGTTAAACTTTCCAACAAATGTTTTATATGTTAAATTATCAATGTGCTTCATCTCTTTCTCTTCTTTTTTAGAAGGAGTCAAAATTTGCTTTACTTTGGTCTCAATGATAAGACGATTCTTTGCCGAAGATTTTGTTCCTTGAAACCACGAACCAACAGTTGCAATCTCTTTATAGTTTGGCACGAAATTTGCAAAAACATTTGTCCCGAGTTGCTTGTTGATTTGATTAATCAATTTTGTTTGAGCGTTAAACACAGACTTACGATCCATTGAATCATAATCTTTCTTTGTCTCGATAAGAAAACGATCTGAAAAATCTTTGGTCATCTTATCCTTATTCTCTAGAATTGATCTGTATAACCGAAGGTCTTCGTTGAGCGGAGACCCTTTGTGAAAACTCTCTTTGATCATATTGAGAATAATCTTCTTTTTATTTTCTTGCTGATAAACAACAGCTTTTGTTAATTCCTTTACAAGAGATTCGTAAAGAAAAGCGGTATTTCTTTTCTTATTGTGCTTCATCTTCTTTCACCTTCTTTAATAAACCTTCGATCAATGTATCAACTTGTCGAGATGTATTAAATAGTTTCTCTTCTTCTCTATCGTTGATAGTCTCCGTTACTCCACGAGCCAAAGAATCAAGTCCCCCAAAACCAGACTTGCCATGGAATGTAGAGCGATAAGTATTTCCATACTCACCGGTGGCTTGGTTTTTCATTTGCTTCTTCAGTCCACCTTTAGAATAGTTTGATTTGTGGCGTTTATATTTGCCCCGCTTATACGTTGGTTCATCATCACGCTTAGCAGGGGGTTCGGCCAAGAGGATATCATCAGTTTCATCACCCCCTTCGGCGCCAGGGCTCTCGTCCCCAGCATCCTCTCCTCCGGCGTCACCACCCAAATCTAAGTCGCCACCACCTTCACCGCCAAGGTCAAGGTCGCCGCCACCTCCGCCTAAATCTCCTAAACCACCGCCTTCACCACCACCTGATTCAGGTGCTTGGGCAGCTGCTTCTAGAGAGGCAGAAAATTTGCGATCAAAGAACATCTCTCTTTGCATACGAAGATATTCCTCATCAGATACACCAAGTAGATTCTCGGCAACCCAACGACGAGAAAAGTATCCTTCTGTTGCATTTGATGCAACTGTAAATTTCTTTTCCCAATGTTCTAATTCTTGAAGTTCTGCAATCTTTGATGGATTGTTGAGCCCAAGTTTAAATGACAATAAGTCATCATTTCTATATCCCAGTGTAAAAAGGTGGATAATTCCAACTTTCTCCAATTCAGAAACCACAACTCTTTGAAGCCTTTGAATTGTTCTTGCGAATCTAATGTCTTTCTGTGCGAGAGTTGTTTTGTCTTCTTGTGCTCCATCACCCATGGTCAGGTAGGATTGAGGAATCTTAAGAGCAGAGAACAACTTATCTCTCAAATATTTAACGTCTTCTATGGTAGCAGTCATAGCACCACCGGGAAGATTTTGTATGTCTGTGTTCGATGTCCCGCGAATAGGGATATAATAATCTTCTTCAATTGATAAAGGATTATATCTTAAATCGAGCCGTCCAGTTGAAGGATCGACAACTTGATGTCGCTTCATCTGGGTCATTACTTTTTGCATATATTGCTCAACATCTTGAGGAGGAATGTTTCCAACATCAATTTTAAAAACTCGTCTTTCGGGAGCACGGACAATTCGATAAGCCATCATTGCGTCCTCTAACAAAGTCAGCTGTCTCCAGATTCTACGAGCAGGTTCTAAAACAGAAGTTCCATATGGAGCGTGTTTGTCATTTCCAAGAATACGAAAGTGAGCCATCTGCCAGTTCTCAAAAGTCATTCCACCAGAATTCCATTGGAATTGTACATAGTTAGGGTTTGTTTCATCTTCTCCTTCAAGCCTTTCGACTTCTTGAGGAGGGAGTCCAATACACGCCCTAATTCCATCAGCTTCTTCGATATCTAGATAGAGAAAAAGATCTCCATACTTACACATTGTTCTTGACCAACCAAACAAGTTGTGTTCCACATTCATAACATTATGATAAAGATTCTCGAGAACTGTTTTGATTTCATCATTTGGACATTTGATCCGTAGCATCGGCTGTATTGATGAGTGAGTTGTCATCTCATCTGCGTAAATGTCTAGAGACGATGCACACTCTGGTGTGTATTCCATTTGATCAAAATCAACGTAGCGTTCTGCTCTGTTTCTATTTGATATCATATTAACCGTCATGATATTCATGGGGTTATATTCCATCTTTTTGAACTGTTTTCCGGACGCAGATGTAAATCTTGAGGCATAAGTGTCAAGGTGTCGTCGCCTTAACTGGCGACCATGTTGTGTTCTTCTTTGCGTGATAGGACCAGAAAATAGCTTTGTTAAAGAGCGAAAAAGACTATTCTCGGGATTATACGGGTTTCTTCCTAATTTATTTTTTTTGGGCATTTATTATCCTTTGAAAATCCAAGCGAAATTTTTTGCGTTATTTATCTCCTCTCTATACTTAGTTTGAAAATCAGTATCATACCCATCTTGACCTTTGATGGTTGTGTTCATCGTACTCTTTTTCATATACATTCCATCAATCATCGCTTTGCGATATTCCATGTCTTTTTGAGAGACCTCAAGCGCGGTATCCCGAACCCAGCATGTGATAGCTAGAGACATAACAATATCATCATGGTACGATCTCATAGCCTCGGGTTTCCCATTGTTCCATATGAATGTTCTAAATTCATCAAATGCTCGTGCGGAAGGAATCTTTACAATTCTATTTCTGATAAACTCCTCAAGCTTTGCAACAATTAAAGGTCTTGTCTTGGTTGAAGTTGTAAATCCACCAATCGCATTGTTCATGAACTCGCCTTGAGAAGCATCGACAAACTCATGAGTTCCTTTGACGGAATAATAGAGGTTGTCATATCCCATGTCTTTAAGTTTTTCAAACACCGATATTCCAATACCATTGTTCTCA